AAAAAAAAAAAAAAAAAATCTAATCATAAATATCTTTGTTATACTAATTTATTATTAATCATAACTATTTTATATTTTTTATTTAATTTACAAAAAGTAAAAGATAAGATAATTATTGAATATTTATTAGTTTTATTTCTTATTATAACAATAATATTATCTCAAATTTTTTGGAGTAATCCTATAAAAGGATCAACAATTCATAAAATAGATGCAATCAATGGAAAAATAGTCATATTATCTTTTATTCTGTATACACTTTTATATAAATTTAAATTTAGTTATTTACTTGTTTTATTTGTAATTTCTATATCTTTTTATTTTAGTGATAAATATTCAAATCAAGATTGGTGTTGTAATAAACATTTATTTTGGCATGGATTACTTCATGTATTTTGCTTTATTGCTACTTTTTATGCTTTCACTCCAATTTAAAACTTTTTTAAAAATAAGAAAAGACCAATATAAATTTAAAATAAATAATCCGTATATACCTATATAAATTTCATAAAATTCAAAATTATTTTTAGAATAAAATAAAAAAATATTATGAATATTTTTATTTAAAATTAAATGATATGAATAGTTGTAAATACGATAATATATAAAAGTAAAAATAAAAATACATTTATTTATTTTTTTTAAAATAACCATATTATCTGCAGTATCTAATAAATTATTGATTGTCAAAAATATAGTAGATATTTCTGTTTTCAATATTATAGAAACTATTTCGTTTTTATTTTCTACGTAACTATGATTATTCATATAATGAAGCATAATCAATACAAATATATGATGTAATATCATATCTTTTTTTTTTAAAAAATAAAAATCAATTAAACATATAAATCCAACAAAGTTAGAGCAATATACAATATAAAAGTTATTTATAACACATAAAAATGAAAATAATGAAACTCCTAAATATAAATATTGTAATTGAAAGTTTTTTATCACCATTAAATATTTATAAATTTATCTCTTTATTTTATTTACACCTTTTGCCGTTTAAAATGAAGATTTTAATTTATAATATTTAATAATAATGATAATTTCATTAGGTAATTCATGTAAAGTAAGAGAAGCAATACAAAGATACTTGGGAGATAGTAGCTTAAAATCAAATTTTTTTGATTGGGTATTATCAAACTTTGATAGCGTTTTATACTTTATCACTAATATAGATAAACCTTTAATTAAAGATGATTTTTATGATACTGAAAAGGAATGTTTTACTCGTAGAATTGTAAATCATACAAATGTTCGTTTTGATACATTTCATGATGTAGTTTTTGATAATCCATATGAAAAAGAAATATGTGAACTTATAGAAAAATATAACAGAAGATTATTACGTCTTAAAAATATCATTTTAAATAACGAAAAAAAACATTTTATACATTTAGTAGACTGTAATTATAATTTTAGAACTCCTGATAAAAATATACATATACCTAGTATAGATGACATATTAACTTTTAATAAATTAATACACGATATAAATCCAAATTGTATTTATTATTTACATATATTAATTCCACCTCAAAATTGTAAAATTTATAAAACCAATTTTAGTTATGAAAAAACAGAAGTGGAAAAATTATCAAGCAATAATGTATTTGTATATTTTTTAACACAGTGTGAAACAGTAGAACCTTATAAAGAACAATGTAGACATTGGAGTTGGTTTGATGTATTTAATAATATAGATATAATTAATAATTCGGCATAATATTACAATTATAATTTGTACTTAATAACTAATAAATTAGAGTTTGATAAAATTAATTTAAAAATATCTACTATTATAATAATGCTTAATTTTTTAGTTGAAACAAAACAAGAATATACAACACAATTAATTAATATTTTAACCCCTTTGGTTTTTGAGGGATTAAATTCAATTTATGCTGAAGTTGTAGCTATATCTATTCCTGAAAATATATTGAAAAATTTTCAATGTTTTTTACAAAGAATTCCAAAATGGAATAATGATATAATTAATAGAGAAACTTCTCGTATTATGAATAATACTAAAAGCTTTAGTTGGCTTGAAGATTTAATAAAAGCAACATTAAAGGCAAATATAGTTGTTTTAACTTATAATCCATCTTTTAAACAACAAATTAAAGTTGATCCTACATTATATCAAAATATTAAAATAGAAGATTTTATACATAAAGTATATATTGAATGTGCAAGAGAATTATGGAATAATCCTTATCTTTTTTATCATTTATATCCACCAATTGAATTAAAAAGAAATCAGCGTGATACTATTGTGTTAATAAAAGATTGTATTAGAGAAGCAATACGTAAATTACTACCTGTTAAACATATTTTACAAATCTATCTTGGTGAAGAAATGGAGGAACCAATTTTAAACTTTGAAGAACCAATTAGTGAAGCAGACCAAAATAATATAAGTAAATTGATAAGAAAAGATTTATACAATAATAATGAAAAACACGAATTAGATTATAAACACGAATTAGATTATAAACAGGAATTAGATTATAAACACGAATTAGATTATAAACCTGAATTAGATTATAAACACAAAGAAACATTAAAAAATAATAATCCATTAATTAAAACACATGAAAATCCAATAAATTTAAAATATCCTGAACAAAAAATTTTTAAAAATAATGAAGATTCAATTGATAATTTTAAAAACATTAAAACAAGTGAAGTTTTTATACCAAATGAAAATATTAAAAGTGAGATTCCTAAGCCTACAGAAATTAATACTGTAGGATCAAAAATTCTAAGCATTATAAATCATAAAAACTTAAATTTATCTGATAATGATACATCTTCAGAAGATCAACAAAAAAATATAACTAACGATCACTTAGAATCTAATATAAAAAAAATTATTAATGATGATTTAGGTGAAACTGAAACAAGTATTAATTTGCCAATTAAAAATGAAAAATTCCATGAGGTTTTTTCAAATAGTATAGTTGAAGAAGATATTACAAAAAATACACAAGTACCAAAAATAAATCAAAATAAAATGAAATTTTTTCAAAATTATTTAAATAATTTTAATTAATTATAATAGAAGGTGAATACATATCTAAAATACCAAATGATATTGATGCTACAGCACCAATCATTATTAATTCTTCATTTTGTAAAGTATGTTGTGGAATATATCTAGCAGCTAAAGCAACAATTAAACCAATTAATAAATATTTAATTAAATTTTTTTTTTTATCACTTTCTTGTTTATTCATTATATATTATATGATAAGAAAATAATTATTTCTTGAATTATTTAATGGAAATTAAAGATTTAATAATTTTTTTATTAATTTTTATTGTTGTACTATGGTTACAACATAATGATGATAAAAAATATAATAAACCAACCAGAACTGCTTTGTATGACATTATAAAAATGCCTTTATTTGTATCTTTAATAATTTTAATTGTTAAGGATTTAAACTGTAAAATATATGATAACTTTGAAGCTATTTTTATTATGACTGATACTAATGTTGATAATAATGTAGATAATATTTTTAACAAACTAAATTTTGCGAATAAAAAACCTGATGGATTTAATGATATCTTTCTTGGACCACCAGATTTTTAAAAAAATTGATATATAATTTTTTTTATAAATATATATTAAGATTATGTCTGGTAATAATGTTTATTTATATGATTATACTAAAACAGGGGAAAAATTAACATATAATTTAATATTAAATCAAATAAATATTTTATTTGATGAATTAAAAAATAAGACTTCAAATAATTATAAAAAAATATTTAATGAAATTAATGATTTATTAAAGATTCTACAACAAACAAACAATTATAATAATGTTGAAATTAATGATAATTAAATAATTCGTTAAAACTTTTAATCTATTATTGGTTATGACAAATTAAAATGGTATTATATAATGTAGTAGGTAAAAAGAAACATATAAAATAAAAAAGATCATATAAAATATAAAAAAGAAACATATAAAATAAAAAAGATCATATAAAATATAAAAAAGAAACATATAAAATAAAAAAGATCATATAAAATATAAAAAAGAAACATATAAAAAAGAAACAATTAAATAATTTAATTTAGTAAAAAAAATCTAATTAATATTAATGGCAACAAAAGATGTAAGATTTGGTGCTTCTAGATTACAAATAAAAAAATTCAATATTAATGAAATGGTAGATCACTGTACTTGTGCTATGATTGCTAAACGTGCATCTGGTAAATCATATTTAACAAAAGAACTTATGTATCATAAGAGAGACATACCATCTGCAATTGCTATAAGTAAAACAGAAAAATTAAATAAATTTTATAGTGATTTTATACCAGATTCATTTATTTATAGTGATTATGAACCCGAAATTTTAACAAAAGTATATGAAAGACAATCAAAAATGAATATAGATAATGCAACAAGAATTAAAGCTGGGAAAAAACCAAAAGATGATAGATTAATATTAATTATGGATGATTGTATGAGTTCTAAAGGTACTTGGTTAAAAGATCCTAATATACTTGAATTATTTTTTAATGGTAGACATCATCATTTATCATTTATTTTAACTATGCAGTTTTCACTAGGTATACCCCCTGAATTAAGAAGTAACTTTGATTATATATTTTTATTAGCTGAAGACTTTATTAGTAATAGAAAACGTTTATATGAACATTATGCTGGTATGTTTCCAAGTTTTGATATTTTCCAACAAGTTTTTACTGATATAACAGAAAATTATGGCATAATGGTTATTAACAATCGTATTCACAGTAAAAATATAACTGATAAAGTTTTTTGGTATAAAGCTAAAGAAGTTCCTGAATTTAAATTAGGATGTAATAAATTTATTAAGTATCATAAAGAAGCATATGATAAAGAATGGAATAAAAGATTACCAATGTTTGATCCATCTCTAGCAAAAAAAAAAAATTCTCTTAAACTAATTATTGAAAAAGTTAAATAAATAATTTAATCTTTTAATGAAAAAGTTAAATAATGTAATGAAAAAGTAACTCTATATCAGTAGAAATATAATTTTTTTCCATAATATTATATGTTACGGAAAAAGATTTTTAATCAAATTTAATTTTACCCATATCTAATTTATCTGCAATTTCTTTTTCTTTTTCTTCTAATTCTTGTTTTCTTTCTAACATTTTACTAATTTGGTCATCAATTGCTGATAATTTTTCTTTTAATGTTTCTCTTTCTTTTTTATCTTTGCTATTGTTAAATTCATCTTTAGTTTGTGTTAATAGTTCTTCTCTATTTTTAATATTTTCATTAATATTATTAACAACCATTTGATTTTTTCTTAATTCGTGGTATAATTTTGCTTTATCTTGATTTTCATTATATTTTTTCATCATATCATTTAATTGATCATTTGCATATTCAGTTTGTTCAACAAATTGATTATTATCAGATTCTTTCATAATAAATGCACACCATTTACCACCATCAACTACATATATATGATGATAAGGATCTATTTCAACTAGTTTTTTACTATATGCTTGGGCATCAGCATAAGTAGAAAATCCACCTCTAATTTTTAGTCCTAAAATATTATTATCAGTAGGATATTCTTCTTTATCACTAGATTTAAATACTTCTTCTCTATAATCATTATTATTATCTACAGATTGTTTAACACTAAATTTATTAAAAAAAGATACACAATAAAATTGTTGTGAAGAGATAACTGGATCTTCAAATAAGTAATCTTGTTTTTGAGTTGACATATTATAAACTATATAAATATATCTTTTTAAGTAGTTTTTGAACTTATTGGTTTTTATTACTAATTGTTTCATAACCTTGCCATATTGATGGTTCATTGAACATAACACTAAATTTTTTTGAAGGACGCATATCGTAAACTTCATCTAATGTAGGTTCATTATTATAAGAATTATTTTCATTATTTGGAACTATATTATTTGAATTATATGCTTTTGTTAAATAATGTGTTAACATTAAAATTCCAACTAATAACATTATTAGAGCAATATTATATAATAAATGATTCATTATATTAAACTAGAAAGTAAAATTTATTTGGAATTATTTATATTGAAGATATAAATTCAGGAAAATTTATTTGGATATATTTATATTGAAGATATAAATTCAGTAAAATTTATTTGGATATATTTATATTGAAGATATAAATTCAGGAAAATTTATTTGGATATATTTATATTGAAGATATAAATTCAGGAAAATTTATTTGGATATATTTATATTGAAGATATAAATTCAGGAAAATTTATTTGGATATATTTATATTGAAGATATAAATTCCCAATTTAAGTGTTTACACATTTTTTTCCATAGTTCATCATCTTCCATAAGTTTTTCATCATCTTTGTGTAATTGAAAACATGGTAATAAGTGATCTAACTCTAATAATTCACAAAATTTGTATAAAACATATGGATATGATAAAAAGTTTTTTCTATTAGCAGGTTTATAAATATGCCATATGCTTTCAATTTTATTAAACATTTTGATAAATATTCTTTCCATATCTCTTGTTATTTTAGGTGGTGGCAAATTAGTTAATTTATTAATTATATAATGAACATGTTCATAATATGAATTATAGTCTAATTTTTTTAATATTTTTTTCATTTTCTTTCTATTTAATACTTTTAAATCTGTTATTCTATTTTTATTTAATTCATTTATTATTTCCTTAAATACTTCTTCAGGAATATCAGGAGATTGTCTAGCTTGAAATTGATTAATCCATTCTCTAAAATGATTAATTCTTTTATATGGAGAATAATCCTTGATTTGTCTATCTTCATCCAAGATAATTTCTTCAACAACACCACATACTTGACAAACATATGCAGAAACACTATAATCAAATATTTTTTCAAAATTACACTCTTTACAATATTTTACACGTTTAGATCCATCATCAATATTAATTCTAATACCTTCAATTCTTTGCCAATATTTATTAAATAATTCAGCCCTATTTATTTCTTTAGCATCAGTAACAGGTTCTTCTTTTTTGTTTCCCAAAAAAAACAATATATTTTTAGCTTGTTTTGTTTCAACTTCACCATCTCTTAATTCATAATATTGTATTATTAAATCTCCAGTTCTATCATAATAATCCATTTCATCATAATTATCTTGTAAATTATATTTATCAAATTCTTTATCATTTTTTATATTTATTAGTTCTGCTCTTTTTTTAATATATTCCATATTTGTATTTTCATATTGATTAGATAAATTTTTTATCTTATTATCAATTTCATCAATTTCTTTCAAAATTTCTTCTTTTTTTATTTTATTATTATTAAATATATTAACCATTTCTTTGTGTTTTTTATCTAATGTTTGTGATTCTTTTATTTGTTGAACAAGTTCACTTTGTTTTTTTACATCACCTTTAATTTTAGATGACATTGTATAATATATTTATTTGATTAATAATCTTTAAATAAAATTGAAAAATATTTTTTTAATTGATATATATAAGTTTATGGGGAAAAAATGTGAATTTATAAATTGTGATAAATATGCATCATATAATATATTAAATGAAAAACCAAAATTTTGTTCCGAACACAAAACAGAAAATATGATTAATGTTAAACATAAAAAATGTTTAAAATGTGGTAAAATACCTTATTATAATTTACCTTATGAAAAAATAGGTTTATATTGTGATGAACATAAATTAGATGGTATGATTAATATTAAATCTATAATTTGTAATGAAAAAGGTTGTAAAAAACAAGCATCATATAATTTACCTAGTGAAAAAGCACCAAAGTTTTGTTCACTACATAAATTAGAGGGTATGATTCATTTGAATCACGTATGCAAGCATATTAATTGTACATTATTAGCATCATTTAATTATGAAGGTAAGAAATCAGGGTTGTATTGTTCTGAACATAAATTAGATAGTATGATTGATATTAATCATAAAAAATGTTTGGAATGTGCTAAAAGTGCATTATTTGGTTTTGAAAAACCATTATATTGTTCAGAACATAAAAAAGATAATATGATGAACATTGTGACTAAAACATGTATTTATGAAAATTGTAAAATAATACCTTGTTATAATTATAAAGATAAAAAAAATGGCTTATATTGTAAAAAACATAAATTAGAAAATATGGTTGATGTAAAATCAGCTCATTGTATTGAAGAAGGATGTTTTAGAAGGGCAATGTTTAATGATGATGGAAAAAAACCATTATATTGTAAATATCATAAAAAAGGTTAATAATTATCTCTAAATAAAATAATATATTTAATTGTGTTCAATTAATTTTTTTAAGGCTTCATTTGAAATTAATTCATTTGATCCTGATGAATATTCTATTCCATCTTCCATAAAATTTGTTCCATAGCTTAAAAAATCTGAACTAATATTTATTTCTGGTAGTACTACATAATAGTCTTCCATAATAACAGTTCTATATGATTCACTTGAAGATATCATTGCTTCATGTATTTTTTCACCTGGTCTTTTTCCAATAATTTTAATTTTACATGTTGGATTTATACATTTTGTAAGCTGAACAATATTATATGAAGATAATTTAGGTATAAAAACTTCTCCACCTTTTGTTAAAGCAGCAGAGTTCAATACAAATGTTATTGCTTGTCTTAAAGTTAAAGTAAATCTTGTCATACGTTCATCTGTAATTGTAAATTCACCAGTTTCTTGTTGGGTTTTAAATAAAGGTACTACTGATCCTCTTGAACCAAAAACATTACCATATCTAAGTACGGAAAACTTTGGTCCATTTTCTCCCGCCATCATGTTTCCATAAATAATAAGTTTTTCTAAACATAGCTTAGTTGCACCATACAAATTAATAGGACTAACACACTTATCAGTTGATATTCCAATAACTTTTTTAATTCCATTATTAATTGCAACTTTAACAATATTTTCAGTTCCATTAATATTTGTTTTAATTGCTTCCAAAGGATTATATTCAATTGTATCAACCTGTTTCATAGCAGCTGCATGAAATAGTACATCAACTCCCTTTGTAGCCATTAGCAATCTTTCATAATCCCTAACATCACCAACAAAATATCTCATACATTTATATTTTGATTCAGGAAACTTTTGTTTCATATTAAATTGCTTGAACTCATCACGAGAAAAAATAATAATTTTTTTAGGACTATAGTTTTCAAGTAGCACTTCAGTTAATTCATTTCCAAATGAACCAGTACCACCTGTAATAAAAATATTTTTCCCATTAACAAGATCTGCAACATCTTCTAATAAATTATGAATCATTTATATAATATAATATAATTATATTTTTAAATATTATTTAAAAATATAATTTAAAAATATAATTATATAATGAAAATTTTAGTTATTGCTCAAGCAAGGTGTGGATCTTCTAGGTTAAAAAATAAAGTTCTACTTAAATTAAATGATAAATCTATTATTCAAACTATAAATAATCGTGTTTTAAAATCTAAATATGTAACTAAATTTGTTATAGCAACATCAACAAACGTAGAAGATAATATAATTCAAACACACTGTGAAACAAATAATATTGAATGTTATAGAGGTGATGAAAGAGATCTAATTAATAGATATTATAATTTAGTTAAATTAATTAATCCAGATATAATTATTAGAGTAACATGTGATTGTCCTTTTGTTGATTGGAATATAATGGATTTAATGATTGAATATTTTAGGGAACATAATTTAGACTACTTATACAATACTGATGAACATGATCAAGATAAAATTTATCCAGAAGGATCTGATATTGAAATTTTTAATCAAAAAACAATTAATCATATTTGGTCAAATGAGAAATATATTAGAGAACATTCAACTGGTTGTATTAGACTTAATTTAACTGAATATTCTAAACATTTAAATATTAAAATATATAACTGTGAATTAAATAAATTAAATTTATCTAACTGTTTTAATGCTTTACATTTAAGTATTGATAAACCTGCTGATTATGAAGTTGCCAAATGGATATTTAACTCATTAGGTTCAGATTTTACTTTTAAGGATCTATTGCATTTTCTTGATTCAAATTATATTAAATATAAAGAATTAGCAAACTCAAAATTAGATACAAGAACAGGACAAAATCTATATAAAAGAGCAAAAGAAATTATACCAGGTGGGACCCAACTTTTATCTAAACGTCCAGAAATGTTTTTACCGGATAATTGGCCATCATATTATTCTAAAGTAGAAGGTGTTGAAGTTACTGACTTGGATGGAAATAAATATATTGATATGGGTATCAATGGAATTGGATCATGTATATTAGGTGCAAGTGATAAAGATGTAAATAATGCTGTTATTGAATGTATCAATAGAGGATCAATGTCAACATTAAATCATCCAAATGAAGTTGCACTTACTGAAAAACTTTTAGAGCTACATCCTTGGGCCGGAATGGCAAGATATACAAGATCATCGGGTGAAGCTTGTGCAGTTGCAGTACGAATAGCAAGAGCACATTCAAAAAAATATAAAATTGCTTTTTGCGGATATCATGGATGGCATGATTGGTATTTAGCTACAAATATTAATAGTAGTGGATTAGATAAACATTTAATTGGTGGACTATCGGCAATTGGTGTACCTCCTACTTTAGAAGGCTCTATTTATCCTTTTACATATAATAAAATTGATGAACTAGAAAGCTTATTAAAATCAAATGAAATTGGTGTGATTATTATGGAACCAATGAGAAATATGTATCCTGAAAATAATTTTTTAAATCAAGTACGAGAATTAGCAGATAAATATTCATGTGTATTTATTTTAGATGAAGTAACATCTGGTTTTAGAATAACAAATGGTGGATTACACAAGATGTTTGGAGTAGAACCAGATATTGTAGTATTTGGTAAAGCAGTATCAAATGGTTATCCATTAGGAATTGTATTAGGTCGTAAATCTATAATGCAAACTGCTCAAGAAACTTTTATTTCATCAACATACTGGACTGAAGGAATTGGATTTACTGCTGGGCTAGCAACAATAAATAAATTTATTAAATGTGATGTTGCATCACATATTAAAGAAATGGGAGAGTACTTTCAGTCAAGTCTTAAAACACTTGTTGAAAAAACAGAAGTTAAAATAAATATTTCCGGACTTCCATCTATTACTGGTTTTGCATTTGGATATGAAAATCCTCTTGTAGTTAAAACATTATTTATTCAAGAAATGTTAAAACATGGTTATTTATCAACATATGCTTTATATATGACGTATGCACATAATAAATTCCATATTGACAAGTACTTACAAACAATAGAATCATTTGTAAATAAATATAAATTAGATATGGAAAATAATACATGTGAACAGTACTTGGAAGGACCAATTGCACATGGTGGATTTCAAAGATTAAACTAAATAAAAAGTCCATCAATATCTTTTCGAATTTCACAATAAAAACAATTGTCATCATAATTATCAAAATTATTACTTGTATTATGTGTAAAACATTCAAGCTTTTCTAAAAAGTAATTATTACTTGAAGTAAAAATTTCAAAATAATTTTGTTTATATATAAATGTATTTTCATAGTGTTTATATATATTTTTTCTTGGTCTATTAGAATAAAAATCAGTTATAATTAATAAACCATTATTTTTTAATATTCTATCAATTTCATTAATTGATTTAAACAGTAAATTTCTATCTACATACATCAGTACAAATGGAATTAATATTATATCGCAAGAATTATCAGATAAATCTATATTATCTAGTGTTCCATGTAAAAATTTAATATTTGCATAATTGTCTTTTCCAAAATTAATACCATCAATTGATGGTTCTAATCCAATATAACTATTTGATGAATTAATTTTATTCATTTCATTTAATCTCCAACCATTTGAACAACCTAATTCAATTATAGTTTTATTATAAATATTTTTTATATTTAAATTTTTTAAGATAATATCATCATTACTAGTTAGTTTAGTAATATTTCTTTGAAAATAATTATTTCCTTCTGTGGATAAAAAATATGGATTTATTCATATATATATATTTATTATTTATAATTATAATTTTAAATAATAAACTTAAAAAATCCATTTACTTGGATTACAAATTAACTGATTAATTAATTTTGTTTTATTATTAATTAATTGAATTTGTTCTTGTGTTAACTTTAAGTTTTTATAAACAATCTCATAATTTGATTCAAGATGTTGGTAGTTATCAATTCCAATTAAAAATTTACTAATCCAATCAAAACTATTTGTATAAGCAAAACATAACTCGGACCTAGTTAATCCAAGTTCTTTAGTTAGATCATCAATAATATTAACTAAATAATCAAAATCTTCTTTTGGTATATTTTTAGGTATTTTTGTAGGTGGACTTAATAATAGTCCCTGAAGAAATATACTACGTACATGAACATCAACATCAGGTCTTAATTTAATCAAATCTAAAAAATCTTTATTATCCCATTGTAAATCCACATAATTAAATGGTATTTGGATAACATCAATTTGCTTATCTTGTAGAACCGTAATAGCTTCTTCAACAGTATAAACTGATACACCTATTTTTTTTATTAAATTATTTTTTTTATATTCAACTAATTGATCAATTATGACATTATTATAATCTGAAAAAGAATGTAATAAAAAATAATCAATTGATACAAATTTATCCAATGATATTTGTATTTTTTCTTGAACATTTTCTACAGTAAACTTGGCTTTTGTAATAATTTTAAATCCAGGATATATTTCTTTGTATTTTTGCATTATACTTTCACTTGTACCATAATCTTGAGCAGTATCAAATGTATTAATATTTTTATCTGAACAAAATTTAAAGATTAAATCTAACTCTTGATTCGATGGTTTACCATTTAAATTTGTTATTCCATAATCCAACCCAAATTGAACTGTTCCAATTATTAACTTGTTAATCATATAAATATATAAAAAGAATTATATTTAAATATATATAAAATAATAATATTATTATTATTTATATGGCAGAAACAATAATTCAATGGATTACACATGCATCAGTACTTATAAAAAAAAATGATTATTATTTAATTACTGATCCATGGTATTGTTCAAAAGCATTTACAACTTGGACTGTAAAACCAGCTCCAATAATAAATCCAAATTTTATTTCTGATTTAACAAATTCTGGAAAATTAGGATTTTTAATATCACATCATCATTTTGATCATTATGATCTTGTTTTTCTTAAAAAATGTAATAAAAACACACCTATTTTTATTGTTGATTTTGAAAAAGACGATGAAAATAATTTACCAGAAGTTAAAGCATTATTTAATAGTTTAAAAAATGATTGTTTAATGAATAATATTCATGAAATAAAAGTAGGATTAAATGTTAATTTTGGACCATTTAAAATACATGGATTTAGAAGAAATATACCATATGTAATTGATGGTATATTATGTATTGAAACTGATAAAGAATTTTTTGTTCATGGTGCCGATTGTTGGGGTTTTAAGAAAAATAGTTATGAAGGAAATATATTTGAAAAAATTAAACCTATTAATAAATTTAGTATTTTTATGGGACAGGGTGGAACTGCATCTGGATGGCCAATAATATATAATAATTATTCATTTGAAGAAAAAATTAATATATTAGCAAATAAAAATAAAAATATGCTAAAAAATATTCTTCAAACATGTTTAGATTTTAATATAGATAAAGCATTGCCATATGCTCATTTATCAAGTGTTTATTTAAATGATAAAGATATATTAAAAGAATATAATTATAAACCTATTAGTGGGAAAGAAGCAAATATTTTATTAGAAACTAATATATTTTTAGAAATTGAACCAAGTTCTTTAATTATTTTTGAAGAAGAAATAAAAATTATAAATATATTCGATATTTTTAATAATTACAATTATTTTAAAGATAATATGATTGGAAATGAAATCCAGAAATATTCATTCACAGATGAAAATAAAATAATTATTGATAATTATCTATTTGAACTAAATAATTTTATTCAAGATAAAATTAACACAAAAAAAGTATTAACAAATGATGTAAATATTAATTTTATAATTAAAATACATGACGATAATGATATAAATAAAATAGTTTATTCAAATTCAATACAATTAGTAGATGGTTTAAGAGAAAAACAATTAATTTGTTCAGAAACTATAATTGGTAATATTATTAATAAAAAAATTCCATTTAAAGATCTTGATGTTGGATATTTAGCAAATTTTATAAGAAATCCAGATTATTATAATTCTATATTTTTAATGTTATTATCAGAATTCTCACATAATTTTTTTAAATGTAATATTGAAAATTATTATGATTAAAAAATAGAATATATTCTTGCATTTATAAATTTAAATGAAATATAAACACTATTATTTGGAATTATAGTTTTATTATTCCAATTAATAATATAATCTATTGAATCAATTTCATTAATTTTATTACAATCATTAAAAGTAAATTCTTCAATTGGATTTTTATTTTCATCTAAAAGTTCAAGTTGCAAATATCCATTAGATTCAACATTTATATTTAATTTAATTTCTTTGTTATTTTCTAATTTAATTTTAAAATAAGATTCATTAAATAATTCATTAGTTACATACATATATCTATTTTTTTTCATTGTATATATATTAAAATTTCCTTGATTAAAAATATAAAAAAACATTTTATTATCAAAATAATATGATAAATTAGTTATTAAATAATTATTTTCTAATGATTTAATTTCATTATTTTCATGTACATTTCCAACATATTTATAATTAACACAATTATATGAATAATATAATCTATATTCTTCTTTTGTATCAACTGAATTATATTCAGAAGATACTCTTTTTATATATGGAATAATACCTAAATAAATATTAGTGTCTGGAATATTAAAAAAATTAGAATAATACATATTACAACCAAAGTAGTCATGATCTTGTCCAAAATTAACAATATTAAATTCATCCCATTCTAATAAATTTTTTGATGTAGAATATTGTATACTACGTCTACCAGTACCAATATTAGCTCTATGATACATGAAATATAAATCTTTCTCTTTATTATAAACAATAGAACCAAGTGAGTCATATACACTAAGACCATTTCTACATGATTCTAATGTTGAATTATTAGTATGCCCATAATGACCATCATATCTTCCTGGATGAACTCCTGAAATAATTGGTAGTTTATTATTTAAACAAACCAAATCATTATTTACTTCTGCAAATAAATGTAAACCATTAGCATAGTATGGACATGGCTGATTATGATTATAAATTGCATGACAACCGGACATTGTAATTTGATATGGTCTTGCATTTATAAATGAAATACTCTTATGATACTCATCATAATTATTATTTTTCCTAATATCATCTTCATAATTTCCAATTCCATAATGCTGTCCTCCAATTGCTTTTGTTTTTCCCTGTTTATCTTTAAAAAAATACATATTATGTGATGCAATTCCATAATTTTTCCCAAATGAAATATCTTCTATTGGTTCTAAAGGATTAGAAATATTAAATCTAATTGTCTTCTCATTATTTGGAATAATATCTGTATTATTTGTCTTACAATATATATAATTATTATTTAATGACAAATAATGCAATTCTTTATTTATATTTATATTTTTAATATAATTTACTTTTTCAGCTATAATTTTGATATTTATGGAATCAATAATATTTTCACTAGTTAAAATTATCATTTGTATTATAATATTATAATATAAAAAATATCTTTATATATTATAATGTTAACAAATCAGATAAATAATTATATAAGTAAACATTCAATGATTATTAATTTATGTCTCCAAAATAACTATATTAAATTAATAGAATTAATTAATAATAAATATATTGAAGATGAAAATTTTGAAACAATTATAATGACAAATAACTATAATTTATATTGTCATATTATTAGTTTAATTAGTAAGCTACATAACAAATATATTTTTAATTCTACTTCAAATTTTAATAAAATAAATAATATTAATTATAAATTAATAAAAGATGGAATATATGTTCATAATGAATTATTAGATGAAAATACTATTAATGATATTTTAAAAAACTGTAATGGAAAAAAATATACTGACTTTTATGGTAATATGTGTCAAATAGATGATATTTATAATACTGGTATTGGTAGATTTCAAATTTTAAATCAAGCAGATATACTTAAAATACCTCAAATTCAAAATCTAGTTACTGATTCTTTTATTTTAAATATTTGTCAAGATTATTTAGGAACTATACCAATATTATCACAAGCAAATTTTTGGATTACAAATGGAGATGGTAATTATAATGATGGAACAATGATATTTCATCAAGATTATGATGATATAAAATTTTTAAAAGTTTTTATTTATTTAAATGATGTAACTGATTTAAATGGTCCTCATTGTTATGTTAAAGGAGCAATAAATAATATTATCACTCCACCAAATTATAAACCATCTGATAGATTAAGTGATAATTATTTAGAATTAGTATATGGAAAAGAAAATATGTTAACTATTAATGGAAATAAAGGGACAATAATATTTGAAAATACACATGGATTTCATAAAGGAAAACCTATTATATCTGGTTATAGATTTATGTTACAATTACAATATGTTGGATCTGCAAATTTTTTTAGATGTATCAATCCAATTAAATTAGAAAAAAATAATGATACCTCAGTTATTTATGAATTTAAAGAAAAATATCCATTGTCGAGTATTTTATTTTATAAATAATAATTTAATTAAAATAATTTAATTAAAATATTTTGATATTTTATATGATAAATATACCAATATCATTTAATTGTGGCGCAGCACAACTATTAAAGGAATGTAATAAGAGATTAATTTCTTATCCTTTTGATTGGAATATTAAAAATTTTGAGTCAATATATTTAGTACTTAAGGATGATACAAGTATTAATTTATTTGATAATAAAGATTTAATATTTGGAAATAAAACATTTACACAAAAATATGATAATGATCCATCTTTAATTGTTAATTTAATTCCTGTTTATAATAAAAAATATAAAATTCTTTTTGTGCATGATTTTAATACTCAAATATCAAATAATGATATAATAGAAAAATATAATAGACGTATTAGTAGATTTTTAACTGATATTAAAGATGAAAACAAATCAATATTTTTTACTTATGAATATTTTACTTATGAATATAAAAAATCAATTTATAATTACTGGACTGAATATTTTGATGATAAATTAATATTTAATGATATTATCTTTGATGATAATATATTTATTGATAAAATTAATAAAATATATCCAAAAATTAAATTTATCAATATTAACAATATATAATATTTAAATTAGACTAATTATTTGATTACATATATATTCAACTTCTTTATCTTTAAGTAATGGGAACATAGGTAGCGTAATTATTTGGTTATATAATTTTTCAGCAATTGGACATAACCCCTTGGAATATCCTAAAGACAAATAATATGGATGTAAATATATTGGCATATAATGTACATTTACACCTATACCTGCATTTTTTAATTTAACAAATAAATCATCTCGATCAGCATTTTTTAATTTAACCACATAAATATGATATGCTGATTTTGTGTTACTATTTACTTCAAATGGTTCTACTTTGTCCAAATGATTCGAAAAAAATCTATTATATTGATCTGCAATTTCATTTCTTCTATTAACAAATTGATCTAGTTTAGTAAGTTGAGATGAGCCTAGTGCACAAAGCACATCTGGAATTCTATAATTGAAACCTAAATCTTGCATTTCATAGTAATGTGTATTAGTCTTTTCTCTTTCTTTAAAATCTCTAGTTATTCCATGAGTTCTGAACTGTAATCCACGTTTATAGTAAATATCATTATTTGTTACCATCATCCCACCTTCACATGTAGTAATATTTTTAACTGGATGAAATGAAAAACATGTAATATCAGCATAAGATCCAACTTTTTTTCCTTTATATTCTCCACCAATTGAATGTGCTGCATCTTGGATAATTATTAAATTATATTTATCTGCAATTGCTTTAATTACATCATAGTCACATGGTTGTCCACACATGTCCACACAAATAATTGCTCGAGTTTTGCTTGTAATTAATACTTCTATTTTATTTACATCAATACACATTGTTTTTTCATCCACGTCACAAAATACTGGCTTACCTTTTTGATATAGCACACAATTTGCAGAAGCTACAAATGAAATTGCAGGCACAATAACCTCATCACCTTCTTTAATATCAATTGCATAAGTAGCTAAATGAAGAGCAGCTGTTCCTGAATTTACAGCGAGCCCATACTTACAACCAACATAATCACAAACATCCTGTTCAAATTTAGGTACATATTTACCTGTTGTAAGCATTTCATTTTCATTTAGTACTTGGAGTACAGAATCGATATCTGATTGATCAATCGTTTGTTTTCCATATGGTAACATTTATATAATTAATATAGATTATTAATTATTTAAATAAAATTTAATTCCATTTTAATAAAATTGAACCATAATTAATTCCTGCGCCAAAACCACATAATATAACATAGTCACCAGATTTGATTAATCCTTTATTATTAATTTCATCAATTAATATTGGTATTGATGCAGCAGATGTATTACCAACATTTTCAATATTTGTTAAAAATTTATCAAAATTTATGTTCATCTTATCGGCTATTTTTTCTAAAAGACGTTTATTTGCCTGATGTAAAATAAAATAACTAACATCTTCTAACTTTATTTTATTTTTGTTAAGTAACTCAATAATTAAATTAGGTACATTTAATATAATTTCATTAACCAATTCATATCCATTCATATTCATTAAAGAATAAGAATTATTCATATGCATTTTATTTGCTTCAATTTTAAGTAAATTATTTTTATTTCCATTATGTTTAATTATATAATCAATAATTCCATTTTCACATTTTTTTGATAAAATTACAGATCCAGCACCATCACCAAATAATATTGAAGTTTTATAATCATTCCAATCTACCCATTTAGATAAACAATCTGCACCAATAACTAATGCATAATTAAAATTACTATTTTTTAAATATTGCATTGCTGTTACAAGTCCAGTTATAAATCCATTACATGCAACACTTATATCAAAACATATAATATTTTTTAATTCAAGTTGTGAGGCAATAAATGAGGAATCCCCAAATAAATTATTAGGAGTTGATGTTGCTAGTATTAGTAACCCAATTTCATCTTTATTAATATTAGATTTTTCAATACATTCATTCGCTGATTTTAGTATCATTTGATAATATTCATCTGTATTACTAACAATATATCTATTTAATATACCTGTTTTTTTGTAAATCCACTCACTTTCTTTATTAACTGTATTTTTAAAAAAATCATTTGATATTTCTATTGAACCAATTGAAGAACTAGAACTAATAATATTAATCATTTAATATTATTATTAAATATTTTTTAAATAGTGTTTAAAACATTATTTTTAAATTTAGGAATTCCATTTTCATCTAAATCAAATCGTGTTATATCCATATTTAAATTTCCATCAATAGTACTATTTACAATATCAATTCCACAAATATTTTTATTATTTTGTTTTTTAGCAACTAAATATCTTAATGATAATCTTAAATCATTATTTTTATCAGTAATTGGTTTTGTACCATGTAGTAAACATGAATGCCACATAGCACAATATCCTGTCTTGCCTGTTAAAATTAAATTATTTGTTTCAATTAAGTCATTGTTATCATTTAAATAAATTAAATTGCCATTTGAATTTTGAACTATTTTATGGGGAAACATTGATGCTCCAAGTTTATGGGTTTTTGGTAAAATATTTAAAGGAGAATGACATTCATGAACATCATGTATATAAAAATATACAGTGATAAAATTTTCAGGTTGTAAATCAACTCTTCCCTTTGGCCAATCAATCATATCTTGATGATAATCAATACCTCTAAAATATGTAATATCTCTAAATTCTGGTTTAATATATGCATTTAAATTTGGTACATTAATACCATCAATTTTTTTCATCACATATTCTGGAATAATATTATCAGGAACACTACATATAACTTTTTTAATAACAGCTTCATAATCATCGCCAAGCATAAAATTAATTTTATCCCAAAGTTCATTATTATTATCAATAAAAGAAATATCAATATTATTAATTAATGAGAAATTTTTAGTTGGATTTGTTGATAAATGTTGTCTTGACATATTATATTCTTCTTCTGTAAAGAATAAATTTGAATCAAAAGTTCTTTTAGATTTAATTTCATTTAATAATAATGTACATTTTTCTTTATCAAAAATTTCGCCATATATATGATATCCATCATTTACAAAATTATTTAAAACTTCCAAGTTACTTGACATTTATTATAATATAAAAATAATTCTTTAAATACTTTTACATATATATTCCACCATTAATATTAATATTTTGCCCGGTTATATATGTATTTTCTACTAAAAAAATAACACAATGTGCGATTGACTCAGTTGAACCTAATTTTTTCATTGGAATACTTTCAATATATTTTTCGAGAGTTTCTTTAGGTATAGTTTTTAACATTTCAGTATCAATAAAACCAGGAGATATACAATTTACTGTTATTCCTAATCCTGCATTTTCATTTGATAATGTTTTTGTAAACCCGATTAATGCTGATTTTGATGCAGAATAATTTGATTGTCCTAGTAAACCAATTTGGGCACTAACTGAACTAATATTTATTATTCTACCTGTTTTATTTTTTCTCATTTGTTCTAATATTATTTTAGATAGAATAAAACATGAAGTTAAATTTGTATTTATAATATAGTTCCATTCTTCAATATTCATTTTATGACAGAATTTATCATTTGTTATACCTGCATTATTTACTAATATATATATATCATTATTTTTTAAAATATTAGAAATAATATTTACACACTCTTCATAATTTGTTATATCGCATTTAATAGTTTTAATATTGTGTTCATTTTCCATAATATTTGCACATACAATATTATTTTTATATAATGCAATTACATTATAACCTTTATTTTTTAGATGAATAGATATTTCTTTTCCTATTCCGCGTGTACCTCCAGTAACAATCGCAGTTTTCATTATATAAATAATTTATATTATAATATATTTAAATAAGATTTATTATATATTTATATATTTAAATAAGATTTATTATATATTTATATATGAATATATTAGTACGATGCGATTCTTCAAATGTGATTGGTACTGGACATATTATGCGTTGTTTAAATTTATGCGAGTACTATCCAGAAAACACTTATACTTTTGTTTGTAGAAATTATAATTTAAACATTAGTCAAAAAATTTTAGATGCATCACACAGACTGATACTTCTTGACTATTGCATAGAACCAGAATTAAATAAATATAAATCATGGATTGGATGTACTTTAGAACAGGAATTAGAAGAACTGATTAAAATTATTTCTGAAAAAAAATATGATCAAATTATTATAGATCATTATGGAATAGACTGGATTATTGAAAAAGAACTTTATGAATATACGAATAAACTAATTGTAATTTCAGATATTTTTGAATATAAACATTTGTGTAATGAATTTATAAATTATAATTCTGATGATATTGAATTACTAAAAAAATTAAATTTAAATCCAAATACTATTATTAAATGTGGTTCAGAACATGTAATAATTAATAAAAAATTTAAGGAATATAAAAAAACATTATTTAGACATAAAATCGAAAAAATGTGTATAATGCTGGGAGGTTCAGATCCATTTAATTATACTTTGCAAATTTTGCAACAAATGCATAATATAATTATTAATAATCAAATTCAAGTTTATGTAATTATTGGAAAAGCAAATGGAAATGTTGATAGTATAGTTGAGTTCACTCAAAAATCATCAAATTATATTTTACTTTTTGATATTAACTATGATCAATTAATTCAACTGTATTTAGATATAGATTTATGTATAGGTTCTCTATCTATAACTGCATATGAAAGATTATACTTAAATGTTCCGCAAATTTGTATTAAAATTGTTGACAATCAAAATATTCAACAATTGCAAGAATTTAATATATGTAAAATAAATGACTTAAAAAATAAGATAGAATTTATATATAATATGAATAATATTTATCTTAAAAATATATTATTATGTAATTCAAATGATCAAGAAAGTGTAAGAATTATTAGAAATACATTATCAATTAAAAATAATATGTATTCTGATCATGATATTACATTTGATGAACATTTTATTTGGATTAAAAGTTTAGAAACAAATTCAAAACAAAAAGTATTTATAATTTATAAAGAATCTGAAGTTATTGGTATTATAAGTGTTAATAATTATGATAAAATACATAAAAAAACAGACTGGGCTTTTTATGTTGATGAAAAACAAAGAGGAGGTATTGGTAAAGCACTTGAATTTTTTTTTATTAATTATATGTTTAATATTTTAAATGTAGAAAAAATAAATTGTGAAGTAATTGAAACTAACAATATTGTTGTTAATATGCACAAAAATTTTTGTTTTAAAGTTGAAGGATTAAAGGAGGAAAATATAATTAAAAATGGAAAAAGAATTGGTGTTTATTATTTAGGATTAACAAAAAAAATATGGGAAGATGAATTATTATTAATCAAACAAAAATACATAGATATATTAAATAAATTTAATATAAAAATGATTTAAAAATTACCATATTTATATATATACATAAATATGTTTTTTGAACCTAATAAACCTACCTATATAATTGCAGAACTTTCTGCAAATCATAATCAAGATTTAAATGTAGCTCTTAAATTAGTTGAAGAAGCGGCAAAAGCAGGAGCAAGTGCTATAAAGCTACAAACTTATCGTCCAGACACAATTACTTTAGATTGTAAAACTGATTTATTTAAAATTAAAGGTACTGAACTTTGGGATAATCAGTATTTATATGATTTATATGCAAAAGCATATACTCCTTGGGAATGGCATGAAACTTTATTTGCAAGAGCAAAAGAATTAGGTATGGATGCGTTTTCTTCTCCTTTTGATACTACTGCTGTTGATTTACTTGAATCACTTAATGTTCCTTGTTATAAAATTGCTTCGTGTGAAATTACTGATCATATTTTAATTAAAAGAATTGCACAAACTGGGAAACCTGTTATTATTTCATCTGGTATGGCATCTGCCGGAGAGTTAGAAGAAGCTATCCAAATACTAAGAACAAATGGTTGTGATAAAATTTGTATGTTAAAATGCACTGCTGAGTATCCAGCAAAACCTTCAGATGCTAACTTATTAACTATTAAAAATATGATGGAAACTTTTAATGTAATTGGAGGACTATCTGATCACACATTAGGTATTGAAGTTCCAATTGCTTCAGTATGTTTAGGTGCGCGAGTAATTGAAAAACATTTTACTCTGTCTAGACAATCTGGATCTCCTGATGATGCATTTTCTTTAGAACCCCATGAATTTAAACAAATGGTTGATTCGGTAAGAATTGTAGAACAAACTTTTGGAAAAATAACTTATGGTGGTGTTAAAGGTGAACAAGCAATGAAAAAATTTAGAAGATCTTTATTTTTTATTAAAGATATGAAAGCTGGAGATATAATAGATGAGTCTTGTGTAAAATCTATTAGACCAGGCAATGGATTACATACTAAGTATTATTGGGATATATTGGGCAAAACAGTATCTTGTGATGTTAAATATGGTGATCCAACTACTTTTACTAATATTAATTTCTAAAAATAATAAAATTATATATAATTTTATTATTTTTTATATTTTAAAGCTAAATAATGATGCATTTGATAAAATAACATTAATGTAATATTTACCATCTAATAAAATATGTTGGTTATCGAACCAAACAATTTTCTTTATATATTCATCACCAACTAATTTTTCAGAAGATAATATAATTTTATTATCACTATCTAAAACTTCTATTTGTACAAAACCGTATAAATTAGTTTTATAGTTAATAAAAATATCTTGTTTTATTTTTAAATCAAATAAACCTAATTTAATTGTCCCAACATCACTACAACTAATTTCTTGAATTCTATGTAGTCCATAAGAATATGCTATTAATTGTTTTTTATAAATATCTCGTACATAAATAAACATTTTATTGTTCATAATAACCATATTATGTGCAATCATATATGATGAATTTATATCTGAACAAACATTATCATCAATCATTTCCCAATCATGACCATTTAATGAATACATTAACATACCCTTTTTATTTGCATTTTCTTGAACATGTGTAGATGGAAATCCCAAATAATATTTTGATTCGAAATAACAAAAAAATCCTGAAGTATATATATGATCTGAATAATTTATAAAATTAACATTCTTGAATTCACTAAATGTTTTAAAATCACTTGTTGTTGTATATTGGACATGTCTAAAAGATGGTTTATTATCGCGAATATAAATTTTATAATGAGAATAATTAGGGTCATAAATTACTATATTATGTGAATCAAAATGATTATCATGATTCCATCCGGATAAAAGATGTGATCCATCTAATAATTTACATTTAATATACCAGTTATTATCTTTTGATTCTAATAGTAATAATCCACCCGTATTATATTGTGTACCACCAACCCCAATTATTTGTTTTGAAGGTAACATAAATGGGAAAAAATTATGTGAATAATGTGTTTTAAATATAATATTAGTACTTTTATTTACATTTGGTTTGATAAAATCTAACCCATTTGTACTTTCTGCATAACATGTAACTTCAAATTCTCTTCCATATTCATGGGATACATTAAAATTAGGTATATTACAAGCTCGATAATATAACATAATTTTATTATCTTGTTGTATAACTGTATAATATGAATCCCCTAACCCTTCATAACTTTCTTTTGATTCTAAAACAATTTTTTCTTTTTGAGGTTTTAATACTCTCGTAATAATATTTTCAGATCTATTAATTATTAATTTAGATTCTAACAAAAGTTCAATCATTAATATATATATAGTTGACAAAATATTTTATAATTCTAACAAATATTTCATTTTTCATCTATAAAAAAAATATAAGCCATTTAATAATACAATTATTAGTCAATTAAATACTCGAATTATAAAACTAAATAAAATAGTTAGATTATGGTTTATTAGTAATTTTTAATATAAAACCATCCATAATTTCTACCGGACAAGCCAAAATATATTAACATATATATAATGCGTTTATATTTTAAGAATGTATTCAGATTACTTATATTTCCTAATAAAATAAATTTAAATCTATTATTATAATATGTTTTATCATGATTTAATTATTAATTTTTCTACAAATCATATTATAAATTGTTAGCCGTTGAATTTTAAAGAACAAAATAGATTTTTGGATAAACAACAACAATGATAAAATGATAAATATAGAGAATTTATTTTTTGATAAAAATATTTAGTTTTTAAAAATAAAACATAATTTTAGTTAAAAATTAAAAATATTTAAATATTGAAAATTTTTTATTTAAAATATCATTTTTTTTGTAATATAATTAATTTTATTATAAAAAATTTTTATTTTTTTCTAAGATATAATATATAGAAAATGGGAGGCGGTCTTATGCAACTCGTAGCCTATGGCGCTCAAGATGTCTACCTTACTGGTAGTCCACAAATTACTTTCTTCAAAATCATCTACAGAAGACATACCAACTTCTCCGTAGAACCTATTCCACAAACTTTCACTGGTAACTCTGATTTTGGAAGAACCGTTACATGCACCATCAACAGAAACGGTGATTTAATCACCAACATGTATACCATGATCAACTTAAGAAGTGTTCCTGCTGATAGTGATAAATGGGGTTATGTTAGAAGACTTGGTCTTGCTATTGTTCAACACTACAAAATTGAAATTGGTGGTTCTAAAATTGATGAACAATATGGTGATTGGCTAAACATCTGGTGGGAACTTTCTCACAAAGTTGGACAAGAAAGAGGTTTTGCTAGAATGGTTGGTGATGTTCCAGAATTAACCACCATTGATGCTTCTGAAAAACCTGCTTACACTTTATATGTTCCTCTTCAATTTTGGTTCAATAGACACAATGGTTTAGCTCTTCCTTTAATTGCTCTTCAATATCACGATGTTAGAGTAACCATTGATTTCAGACAAGCATCTCAATGTGTTAACAAAGAAACTGCTATGGCTACCGAACCTAGTGTAAGTATGGCTGAAGCTTCATTAATCATTGATTATGTTTACCTTGATTCTGAAGAAAGAAAAAGATTTGCTCAAGCATCTCATGAATATTTAATTGAACAACTTCAATTCACTGGTTCTGAAACTTTAACCTCAACTAACAATAAATACAGACTTAACTTCAACCATCCTTGCAAATTCCTTGTATGGGCTCCTCACCTTGAAAAATATGCTACTAGAACTGAGTTCGTTGTATATGGTCAAGATTGGGAAGCTGCAAGAGAAAGATTTGCTAAACACCTTTGGTTATCTACAAGAGAAGATTTACAAGAAAGTGGTGATTCATGGGCTATTACAGCCGATACTTCATCAACTAATAATGAAATTATTAGTCCTGCTGGTCATTTAGGTGATAATGACGAATTAGTTAAAGCACAATTAGTTTTTTCTAACTATTCAACCAGTGGTTTAACTGAATCTGTTAGTGTTGAAAATGTTGTTATCCTTGAAAACAATCTTACTATGTACCATATGTCTTTAAATGTTGCAAGTTTAGTTGAGGAATTCTCTGAAACCGGTGATAGCATGGAATCTTACTTAAACTCTGTAAGTGTTACTGTTCAAGATCACTTCAACTATGGTAACTACTTAGATGCTACCAACAATCCTGTTTCATCTGCTAAACTACAACTTAACGGTTCAGATAGATTCCAAGAAAGAGATGGTTACTACTTTAACTATGTCCAACCTTTCCAACACTTCTCAAATACCCCTGCTGATGGTGTTAACGTTTACTCTTTTGCCCTAAAACCTGAAGATCACCAACCATCTGGAACATGCAACTTCTCAAGAATTGATAATGCTACTCTTCAAGTTAAACTTGGTCTTGACAATCAACCTGCTGATAACACCTACAGTACTAACTTCATCGGTGCCAACAGTAACTCATTACTTAACATCTATGCCTTCAACTACAATGTGTTAAGAGTTATGTCTGGTATGGCAGGAACTGCCTATTCAAATTAAGCATAATAATTTATTTACGATATTTTATCATCATTATTTTATAATTATAAAAAAATAATTATAAATTAATCATATAATTATTCTTTTATCAAAAGTTAGTTACAAATTACACAAAATAAGTTATTTAAAAAATTGAAATTATATAATAATATATAAAAAGAAATTGTTATGAAATGTTTAGGAAAAAATCAAAAGGGATTAACTTGTATATTTAAGCCGCTAGAAAATGATCAATATTGCAAATTACACCAGACTTATAAAAAAATGATAAATTTACAAAATGAAGGGAAAAAAGTATGCAAAAATTGGGTTAGGGGTTGTTGGAATATTTTAAGTGACAATTATGAAAGATGTTTAAATTGTCGTTTAAATGAGCGTGAAAAAGAAAAGAAATTAAGAGAAAAGAAAAAAGAAAATTCAATTAAATTTAACAGTATTAATAAAGATAAATTTATGTGCAATGAATGTAATAGTATAACAATTGAATATAAAAATAATAAATGCCAAAAATGTTATACAACCCTATACATGACAAATAAAAATAGGAAAAAAAGAGAACTTTATGATGTTAAAATACAAAATTATAAATGTGGTGCAAAAAATAGAAATTTAAATTTTAATTTAACTGATGAAAAATGTATTGAATTATTTAATAAATCTTGTTATTATTGTTCATTAGAAAATACTGATGAAAAAATAAATGGAATAGATAGAATTGATTCTAATAATCATTATACTATTGAAAACTGTGTACCTTGTTGTACACAATGTAATTTAATGAAAAATAATAAAGATCAAGATGTTTTTATTGATCTATGTGAACATATTGCAACTTATAATAAATTATATAATGGTAGACTTTATAAAAATTTGTTAAAAAATACAAAATTTGGAAAATTTTCAGAATATATTAAATCTGCAAATAAAAGAAATATTAAATTTGGACTAACAAAAGAGCAATTTATTGAATTAATAAGTAAAAAGTGTGATTATTGTGGTGTTGAAGAAGTAACTTACTATAAAACAGTTGGTTCTGGTGGTATAGATAGAGTAAATTCAAATAAAGATTATACCATAGATAATTGTGTATCATGTTGTGGTCAATGTAACATAATGAAATTAGATTATACAAAAAATGAATTTTTAACTCAATGTTTAAATATAATTAAAAACCAAAAAAATAGTAAAAATAAATCAGATATTGAAGATAAAATTATTGATAAATTTTATAAATTTCAAAATATAAATAAAAAGGAAAAACAAGAATTTAATCATTCAAAAGAATATTATGAAAATAGAATTTGGTCTGAAGATTTAAATGAATTAAAAAATATTAAATTAAAATTAATTTTTATTGATGACAATAAGGAATTAATGGATATTTGGAATTATTATAAATATACTGTATCATCATTAAAACTTACTAAAAATTCACATTTGGTTGGAAGACAACTTTATTTTTTAATTGCAGATGAAAAAACAGATAAATATTTAGGAATTATTTCATTAACATCAGATTATTTATATTTAAGTGATCGTGACGATTTTATTGGTTGGACAAAAGAAAAAATGATTGATGAAAAAAAATTAAATTATATATTAAACTTATCGACATGTGTACCGTTACAACCATTTGGTTTTAATTTTACAGGTGGTAAACTATTAACAAAACTAGTTTTTTCACAAGAAATTCAAGACATATTCAGAAATAAATACAAACACCCATTACTTGGAATAACAACAACTAGTTTATATGGTAAATCAATTCAATATGATAGATTAAAAGAAATTAAACTTATTGGTTATACAAAAGGTAATTCAGTATACAAATATTCAACAGAATTTATAAAATTATGTAAAAAATATTTGTTAAATTATCATAGTATTACACTAAATAATAAATTACATATAATTTCTAAAACTTTGGAAAAATTAGAATTACCAAAAGATGAATTTATGAAAGATAATCCTAAAGGAATATATTTTGGCTTTATATATCAAGATTCTAAAGATTTTTTATGTGACAAAATAAAAAAAATAAAAGAAACCCCACTTAAATCAATTAATGAAATATTTAATGATTGGATTTTAAGCTTTGCAACAAAAAGATATAATAATTTACTACAAAATAATATAATTAAAATAATACAAAATAATTCATCAGCTGAAAGAACTAAAAAATATTATGAAAGATTAAAAAATAAAATTGGTGAAGAAGAATACAAAAAAATAAACAACGAAAAAGTAAAAAAACATAGAGAAAATAAAAATAATGAAAAAATAAAAACATATAATAAAAAACCAGATTTACCAGATAATTTTTCATTATATCAAGAAAAAAATGTTTGGTATTTATCATTTAGTAAAAAGATAGATACACTTAGATATAATAAAAAAATAAAATTAAATTCTATGTGTATTCAAACTGAACTAGATAGATTAATTAATATTATAAATACAGAATTTCCAAATCTTAAAATTAACCAATATACAGTTCAAAATCCTTATAATTTTATTGATAATACTCAACTAAAAGAAAATAATAGACCAAAATTACCGTCTAACTTTTGTATAACTAATATCAATAAAGTTGATTATATACAATTTTCAAAAAAAATTAATGATAAAAAAGTGTGTTATAAAACAAATATTAAATCATATGACTTACAAAAAGACTTAAATAACTTTGTTGATAATTTAAATAAAAAATATAATTTCAATATACCAGAACAAAAAATTATTAACATGAATGACTGGAAAACAACTAATAAAATTGTTTAGATACTATATAATAATTTTATATCTAAATATATATGGAAATAAAAAGTCAAAATAATAAATATAAAATCAATAAATATTTATCAAAATTGATTAATACTAAAAATATAAGTAAAAGAAATATATATGAAAAAAAATATATTTATCATAAAAATTTATCACAATTTGGAGGTACAAATAAAGACAATATATGTTCTGATAAAGAATTTAAAAATGATGAAATTATTAAAGAAATATATTCTAATGATTTATTAATTCAACTACATACAAAAGTTTTATCAAGTCAACGTACAACAGAAGTTGTTGAATATAAAAAAGAACTTGATGAATATAAAAAAGAACTTGATGAATATGAAACAGAATATAATAAATTATCTAATTTAGTTTTAACCATTTTAAATAAAATTAAAACAAAAACATCTGAACTTGAAATAAAACCACTAACTTTAGTTTCATATTATTATAAAAATAAAAATTTTCCTCCAAAAATGCTAGTATACATCAATTCACAAGAAAAAAAAGAGCTTGAACAACAAATAAAAGAATATCAAAATAAAATTTTAAAAATTAAAAAAATTGGATACTTTATGTGTTCTTTATTATATGATGTATATGTAAATCAGTTTGAAAATTCACATAATGTATTTTTAAATGAAAATAATGTAGAACTATTTAAATATATTTTAAAAGAATCAATTAATTATTTTGATAATAGTGATGATATTAAACAAAATTTCTTTTTCTTTCATAATACATTTTCTGATAATTTTAAAATTATTTCAAGGAAACTTAATACAGAGTATTTAAGTAAAACTACTACAGACATATCAAGTTCATGTTATTTAATTTTAGTTAAAATGAAAAACAAAATAAAATTTTTCTTAGATCTTAATAAAGATACAAAAGATTATATAATTAATTCATTGATTAATTCTTTAATTGATATAGATAAAAAATTAAAAGAAAAAAATACATCAAAAATATTTTCTGAAAATCGTATTAAAGAACTTGAGAGTTCAATAGTGGAACTTGAGAATTTAATAAAAGATAATGAGAAAAATAGAGATCAATTTTTAGTTTTTATTAATGACTATAGAAAAATGATTGATTCTTATAAAGAAAATAAAAATAATATTGAAAAAGAAATATTATTATATATTAATAATAATTATACTATTGATGATGAAGCTTTTAATGATTATAAAGAAAAGTTAAATTATTGTTTTTCTAATAATAAAAATGTACTTGTTCCAATAATGTTATTAGATATATCACAAGAAAAAACTCAAATAAATAATATTTCAAATTATATAAAAAATCATAAAGATCCATCTTATAAATTTAAATTACATTCTAATATGTTATTTATAAATAATAAAAATAAATACATTGAACATTTTGAACCTCATGGTGTATCAGGATTTTATGATAGTTCAAAAGTATTTGATGTATTAGAAAGTATCCACAAAAAAATACAAGATTTTAATGATTATACATTTTATAAACAATCAGAAACATGTCCAATTGTTGAAGGTCCACAATATCTTGATAGAACAGAGTATTGTTATATTCATTCAGGTTATTATTCATTTTTAAGAATATTATATCCTGATATTTCAAGTGAAGAATTACAAACGATGTTAATATCTAAAATTAATCCTGAATTTAAAGAAGATATAAAAATTAATCCATCATTTGAATATTTAAATAAAAAATATATTAGATTAAATGGTTATGAAATTAAAACACGATTAGAAAATTTTATGAGATGGTATAGGTCTATTGTACTTATTTATGATACAACACGTATACAGGAAGAATTTATAAAAGTTATAAAACAAATTAGTAATACCCCATTACAAATGGTTTAAAAAAATATAAAGATATATAATGATACTAATACTTTTTATTATTTTATTATGTATAATTATATCAACAAGAGAAACATTTATCCATGATATTTTTCCAAATAATGTTATTCCTATAATAGATTTTAATTGGTGGAAACCAAAATTAAGATATACTAAAAATATGAGTTATGATCTAAGAGGTGATCCATTAATTATACCACCTAGAGAATATATTTGGAATAATCCTGAAGTAGTTCCTAAATTTAATAGAGACACAACTAATAAAATGTGTGTATAATTTTCTAAATATTATTGATAATACAATATAAGAGACACATTACAATTTTCAAAAGAATATTATAAATAATAAGTTAGTAATTATCTAGAAAAATCTTAGATTTCAATATTTAATTCACTAATAAAAATAGATTATAATAATATGTATTTTTCAATTATTTGTTGATCTGTTATATTATTTAAACTTATTTTTTCATTTGGTGGATATCCTAATAATGTATTTTGATGTACTGATATATCAATATATTTATTATTTTCTTTAGTAATTATTATGTGTTTATTTGCGGATGTTTCATCTTTTTCTTTATAAATTACCCATTTATATTGTTCATATCTTTCTCTCCATACTATTAATTTTCCTTTTATATTTATTGGTCTAAAATTAAAATTAATCAAGTCTTTTTCTGTTATCATTAATAAGTTCCCAATTTTATTATGTAAATATTCTTTAAAGTTTATTATAAATAAGTCTTTTATTTGAGTTTTTAGATTAACAAATATATTTTCAATTAAATTTAATATCTCTGTATCAACAGGATGTGCACCTAATACTCTTAATTTATTTGTAAAGTTAGATTGATTTAATATTTCTCTCATTTGATTTATAAATGTTAAAGTTTGAATATTAAATGATCCATTATTATCTTTGAATAATTTATTAGAACATATTTTAAATTCTCTTTTAGATAAATCAATATCAACTGGTGATTTTATATCAGAATAGTTAGAATCAAAAATAACTAAATAACCATAATTTGGAACATAAAAATCAACTCCATCAATATTATATATCCAATATTTAGGATTAGCTTGATCATAAAATAAATCTTTTATAAAAAAATTATTTTCTAAACTTAATTCCCTAAAATATATCTCTTTTTCTTGTAATACAGCCAAAATATATAATATTTGAAATATTACTGATTTCCAAACTTCATTACTTCTATAACCAGTAGCTTTCATTTGAACTTGTGAACCATGACCTTCATATATTGGTGATGCCCATTTAATTAAATTAGTATTTGGTGCTTCAGTCATTAATATTAAAGTTCTACCAGCTGTAATTGTTAAATCTAATTTATTTGTATTTAATATTTCATAATTTAAATAATTTAGAAAATCATGTAAATTTCTTTCACCTTCATATTTAATAAATCTTGTGTTATATTCAATTAATATAGTTGGAAATTTGGTAATTTTATTTTTATTTATAAAATCTTGGAAATCTATTTTTGTTGGATCAATCCATTTTAAATTATAATCATTATTATTTTTAAAGTTAACTTCTATATCAAGCCAAAAATTATTTTTAATATCATTAATAATATTTATCCAAAATAAATTAACAGGTCCTTTTGGTTTTAATCTAGATTGTTGTAATAATTTATTTAATTCTTTTAAATCATGTAATTCATTTATTTTATATGAATTGCTATAATTTATTGTACTTTTACCAACTGATAATTGTTTCCAATCAATATTAGATTTTGAATCAATTTTATATAATATCATACTAGCAAAATTAGGGGATACATTTTTTAATAAAATTTCATCACGTATAAATCTGTAATATTCAATTTCTCTCCATAAATCAAAATCAAATTTATTAATATTTTTGTTAATTATTTCTGCTCTAACTTCACCAATAGACATATTATATAATCTAATATTTAATCCAACTGATTCTTTTGCTAATTCTAAATTATTTTTTTGTGAATCATATCTAATTGGATATCCAGCTCTAAATAATAAAAAGTTATGAGCTAAATCTTCAAAAGGATTAAGTTTTAAAGAATATGGATTAATTTCCATTAATTTTATGTATGATAATATTGAATTTTTACCACCATTAATACACATTTCTTCACCATCGTGATGATCTAAAATAATATTTCTCATAAAATTTTTTAATTGTATTCTTTCAAAAATTGTATTAAAACTTAAAGATCTTGGATCACCCGGTATAACATCTTCAAAAACTCTATTTATTGATGTATAGTTTGAAATTGGATTAGACATTGATATATTATATATTTTTTGAAATGGTTGATTATAAGCTGGATTTGGTACAGATAAATTATTAAATGCTGGTATTGTTGCGACAGCACTACCAAGTTCATCATAAACTGGTATATATGCCGGAGGAACTTGTGGCGCAGGTGGTTTACTTTTTGATGTGTCATAAATTGTTTGTTCCATTAATATTGGAGGTTCTCTTGGTGGATTTTCTGCTGATCTTTTTTTAAATGTAGATCTTTCATCATTTGTAAGAAATGGTGTATTTTTTTCTGATTTATAAGGAGGCTTTATTGTTTTATCAAATCCACCTACTAAATCTTTTTTTATTTTTCTTATATTATTTTCATCAGTTTTAATAGCTCTTTTTTCTGATGTAATAGTTCTTTTTTCTGATATAATAGTTCTTTTTTCCGATACAATATTATTTACATCTGATTTAATATTATTTAATTCTGATTCTGTTTCTATTTTAATTTTTCTTCTTGATGCATATACATTATTATCAAGTAAATGTTTTTGATTGCCTAACATTTTATCTTTATTATCTTGTAATTTACTTTTAATTTTTATATTACTCTTTGGTAATTGTTTAAATTCATCAAAATATTCATCATTTAATAATCTATCATAATTCATATTATTTAACTCTATAACTTTATTCAGAAATTTTTTTGTTTCTAAATTTAAATTATTATTTAACTTTAATATATCTTTACATAAAACAATCATATCTTCTTCTTTTTTATTAATTTTTGGTTCAATAATATTATCATCTAAATCTTTATTTTCAACTATTATTTCACTATCAAAATCTTCATCATTATCAGTTATTTCTTCCAAAACTATATTTTCATTAATGTTTTTATTTATTTTACTTGAAATAAAACTATTTTCAAAATTAGTTATTTTTGGTGTAAAATTATTAACAGGTAAATTAAATGTGATACCATTAATTTCATAAATTGTATTATGTGGTCTTTCTTCAATTAATATATTATCTAAAATCAAATTATTATGTTTAAATTCATTAAATGATTTTTTAATTTGTATTAGTGTATATATTATCAAAAATAAAAATACTTTCCAATTAATGTTATATTTTTTACTTTGATGATGATTATTAAAATTTTCTCTAATTTTTAATTGAATTATTTTTTTTTTATTTTTTTCAAAAAAATTATTTGATTTAACTTTTAAAAATTTAGTTAAATCATTGATTTTTATATCAATATTTAAAATAGGAAGTAGTATATTTAATTTTTCTTTCAAAACTAATTCACTTAATATATATGATATTAAAGCATCATTATTTGATTTATCAATAGAAGTTGAAGATAACTTTACTAAATAAGGAAATCCATCAGTAAATACATTATAATATAAGTTATTATAGCTTTCAAAACTAAATTGTATTTTACCTGATGTTATAATTTGATTGTAAATTTCTTCTTGAATTTTACCATTTGGTATTTTAATGTCATCTAATTTAATTCTATTAATGTTTATATTATCAATATCATAACAATTATTTAAATTATTATAAATAAATTCATGGATTAAATTAATTTTTTCATCTAAATTAATACTCATATAAAAAAATTAGAAAATATTATTTCGTTAATTTATTATTTACGAAATCAATTTTCATCATCGCTTGACATATAATTAAAATTTTCATCAATTAATGGTGGTTCATTATCATCAATTATATAGATTTCATTTGGTTGAATTAATTTCCACGTTTCTAAAATCAAATCTTTAAAATTGTAGCTCATGTCATTAATACAATTAAAAAAGGCTTTTTTATTTTTTGCATCTATAAATTTATGTTGATTATTCACAATATCTTTAATTTTATTTTGATAATCTAACGGTATTTTATCACGAAATGACTCATCAAATTCAACCATTAATGATATATTATTTAAAAATCTTAATGAACTATCTAATACTTCATTAATAAAATCTACTTTATTTATTTTTTCTGGTTTTTGAGTTTTATGATTTATTCTAGTAAAATGTTTTCCTTCAAGTGTTGTTGTACAAAAAGAATGATTTTCTGGAATATCTTTATTAAAATTTAATTTTTTTATACATGTTATTGGCATATTATTTCCATCTGATAATATTTTTAGTATATCATTTATTGGTAAACAATCTACTGACTCTTTACCTAATTGATTTATAGTTATATGATTATTGTTTATAGTATTATTATTTATTGTGCCATTATTTATATTACTATTATTTATAGTTGTAATTGGTACAACTTTATTCTCTAAAACTATTAAATCCTTTTTACAATATTTTTTTTTATGTTCATATTTTGACTGTCTACAAGAAAAACTTTTATTACAATCTTTACAAATATATTTATTTATTAGTTCTTGTGATTTATATACACCCTTTACGCACCCTTTACTTACATTTACGCTACTATTTACACTACCTTTACATATATCTTTATGAAATTTCTTGGTGTGATTCCATAGACTTTGATATGAGCTATAGTTTTTATTACAATTATTACATCTAAATTCCATAAATAATAAAAAGTTTATATAGTATATTAGAAATTTTATCCTTATATGATTTCTAAAAAAGTTTAAACTAAGTTTAAACTTTATTTTTTTTTTTTTGAAATTTTTTTTAACTTTATAAATTTTTATAATAAATCAAATTTCTAGTTGATCTAAGTTATATTTATAATCAATTCCATTAAGGTGCATATTAAATAGATAAAATAATCTAATAATATATGCTTCTAAATGAATAATATGTCTAGTTCCTTGTGATAATCTAAGTTCAAATATAGAAGTAATTTCAGTTATATTAATTTTAAGTTTTAGATCATCAACATTTTTAAGTAAATTAATCATTATAAGTCTTATTATTGTTTGTGTGGGAATATTTGTAATAAACAAATCATAAAATAGTTCTCTAATTTTTTTAATAACAGAAAAGAATTTTTTATTATTATAATTTTTTTTATTCAATATCATAGAAACAATATTATAAATTAATATGTTCCAATTATCTGAATAATTAATATCATGTTTTTTAAGTTCTAATAACCATATTGCATTATTAATTTTATTTTCAGAATAATTAATAATTTCATTATAGTCTTCAAGACTAACATTAATTTTATCTTTTTCAACAATTTGTAATATAGTTTCAAAAATTTGTTCTTTTGTTGGTAATGAAGTTCTAAATAATATGCATCTACTTCTTATTGGTTCGATAATTTTTGAAAGTTGATCACAAATAAAAATAAATTTACAACTATCTGAATATTTTTCCATTGTTCTTCTTAATGAAGCTTGAGCATAGTAAGATAAATTATCTAATTTATTAATAACAACAACTTTAAATAATTTTTTATATTTTAAAATATTAAGTAATTCTGTTTTAGCATAATCTTGGATAATTTCTTGTATTAAATATTTATCAAATCCATTTGAGTTAGGTTCAATTATAATATGATATTTACTTTGTTTAATTGAAACTTTTGTTTTGGTGTTTCCATAGCCATTAATTGTATATTCAACTTCTTTTAATTCAATACCACTTTTACCGTATATTTTTTCTAATAATAAATTAACTAAAAATTCTTTATTTGTTGTTAAAGAACCATAAACAATTAAATGTTGAAAATTTGCATATTTCCATGTACCTTTTTCAAGTTCTTCAATTGTTTTAATAAATTCTTCTGGAGGTTTATTAACAATTTCATCAATATTTCTATACATATTATTATGTGTATTAAAACAGTTTAATATTTTTTCGATCATTTGATTTTTAGAAATATAATCATTTGAAATATTTTGATATTTATCAATTAAAAACATTATTTATAATTGAATATTTTCTTTTAAATCAAAATATTTATTTCAATTATATCAACTAAATAATTATAAAAAATTGAAAGTAATAATGTTTACATGAATATATATAAAGTTATGCTAATTAAAAATTTATTATCAGTTTCAGAAAATATTGAAGTAAGTGGTTGGGTATTAACAATGAGATCACAAAAAGATTTCTCATTTATCAAAATAAGTGATGGTAGTGAATCAAATGGTTTACAGTTAGTTATTGATAATAATAAGATAAACTGTGATAATATAACAACGGGAACTTCAATAAAAGTATTAGGAAATTTGGTAGATTCTCCAGCTAAAGGTCAAAAATATGAATTACAAGTTGAAGAGTTAAAAATATTAGGTTATGCCGAACCTGACGATTATCCATTATCTAAGGGTAAATTACCATTAACATATCTAAGAACCTATCCACATTTAAGATCTAGAACAATAACTTATAGTTCAGTTTTTAGAATTAAAAGTGCAATATCGTTTGCTACACATTTATTTTTTAAAGAAAATAATTACTTACATTTGGATCCAAATATAATGACTGTAAATGAATGTGAAGGTGGTGCAGGAGTATTTCAAGTAACTGAAAAAGATATTTCTGATTTAACAAAATTAGAAAAGATTAAAGATACAAATAAATATGATTGGTCAACTGATCATTTTGAAAAACCTGTATATTTAACAGTATCATCACAATTACAACTAGAGGCATTAAGTTGTTCATTAGGTGCAGTTTATACTACAAATAAATCATTTAGAAGTGAACATTCAAGTACAAATAAACATTTATCAGAATTTACACATTTGGAAATAGAAAATTGTTTCATAAATCTAAAAGATTTAATGGATATTGGTGAAAAATATATAAAATTTGTTGGTAATTATTTATTGGAAAATAATATTGATGATTTAAAAAGTTTAGATGGGTTTGTATCTAAGGGTATTATTGAAAAAATAAATGCAATAATTAATAGTATCTTTATAAGATTAGATTATAAAGATGCAATAGAAATTATAAATAAAAGTGAAAATATAAAAATAGCATATGGTGATGATTTATCAAGTGAATGTGAAAATTATTTAACAGAATATTTTAATAATAATCCAGTATTTGTAACAAATTGGCCAATATCTATAAAAAGTTTTTATATGAAACAAAATGAAGATGAAATAACTTGTTCAAATTTTGATCTATTAATGCCACATAAAGTAGGTGAATTAATTGGCGGATCAATGCGTGAAGAAAATTTAGATAAATTATTGAATATGATGAAAATTAAAGGTATTGATCCTAAACTATTAGAATTTTATCTAGATTTAAGAAAATTTGGAACAGTTCCTCACGGTGGTTTTGGATTAGGATTAGATAGAATGTGTATGTTATTTACAGGCATGGAAAGCATTAAAGATGTTGTACCATTTCCAGTATATTATAAAAATTGTTCTTGTTAAAATGAATTAATTTGTTCTTATAAAATGAATTAATTTGTTCTTATAAAATGAATTAATTTGTTCTTATAAAATGAATTAATTTGTTCTTATAAAATGAATTAAATTGTTCTTAGTAAAATGAGTCATATTGTTTTAATAGATAATTGTTTGAAATATTTATTTCTTTAATATCACCAATATCTTCCATTTTTAATAAATTATTTGTATTAAACCAATCAACTGTGTTATACACTTGGTTTTTAATTAAATCTTTATAATTATCTTTATTATAAATTATTGAATTATAGTTACTATATAATTTAATATTTGTTTCTGTATATTTAATATTATTTAATACAATGTCTAGTGCATCTGCAACTTCTTTGTAATAAGGTGTATGATATGAACCTTCAACTAATAAATCATTAACTAATATATTTGGATTTTTTTCTTTAAAAATTTCTAATTCTCCTTTATCTCCTCCTATTATATTTATATTTTTATTTATATTTATGCATAAAAATATATTTGGTGATAATTTATTTTTAATATCATTTACACTTAAACCTTTAACTGTTATCATTGTAGTTTTTAATTTTGTTGAAATTAAATGCATAGTATATCCTCTTGTATAAACCAATTTTAAACCATCTTCAAATGAAATTTTTTCAGAACATGTTAATGCAGTGATTTCACCTAAACTATATCCAGCCATATAACCGATATTATTAAAAAATAAAGGTTCAATATCTTTCTGAATACAAAATAAAATATATGAAGCTATAAATATAATTAGTTGTTGATAAATAGTATTACTTGGTTCTTTATTATTCAAATCTAATATTTCATTTAAGTTATAATTTGTTATTTTTATAATTAATTTATCATAATTATTTAATTCAATATATTCTTTTATTAAACTAATATCAATAGTAAGTTTTAATCCTTGTCCTTGGAAAAAGCATAAATTATAAATTGGATGATTTTCAATATCATTTATTTCAAATTTATTATTATCTCTATCATCCATTTTTTCATACAAATATTTCATATAACTAGTTTTATTACTATCAAGTATTAATATTTCATCACCACTTCTATATCTAGTTTTACCATCTATAAGTAAAGAAACAATATTTGAAATATCATTTGGTTTTATTAATTTATTACAATTTTTAATTACTCCATTACTATTAATCATTTCTTTATTAATATTATATTTATTAACTACTCTATCTAATAAATCAGTATCAACAAATGGAGGATTAATTGAAAAAACATTACAAATATTCTTTAATTCACCTGCTAGCCCTCTAGTAAATGTTCCAATAGCACTTTTTGTCATAGAATATATAGTTCTTCTAAAACAATTTGAAATATTATTTCCTGCAGCTATTGAAGAAATATTGATAATAATTCCTTTATTGTCTTTTAATAAATTTATCATAATTCTAGTAACTAATATTGTTCCCATCAAATTAATATTAATACAATTTTGAATATCTTCAAAATCTGTAAACATAAATGGTTTTTCAGGACCTTCAATTCCAGCATTATTAATAAGTATATCTAGTCTTCCATATTTTTTATATATAAATTCATATAAATTTTTAATATCATCTAGTTTTGAAATATCCGCTTTATAATATTCTATATCTGGTAAATTATTGTTATTATTTCTTGAACATACTATTGTTTTATATCCTTTATTTTTTAGTTTAATTGCAATTTGTTTACCTATTCCTTTAGTTCCTCCAGTTACTAATGCTACTTTATTATAAGTTTTTTTTTTTTCCATT